CTAACAGAATGTACTTTAACCCAAGATAAAAAATCAATTGAGGAAAAATTAAGAGTTATGCAAGACTCAGCTCAAAACGCTGCTGGTTTAGCAATGTAATAATTTATGTGGGGGAGCTTGTCTCCCCCATTTATTTTTCGTATATTATACACATGGAAAAACAGACACAAATTAAAGAAGACAACGTACTAATTGCTAGGAGAGTCCCTCCAGGTGATAAGTGGCGTTTAGTTGCAAATGAGCCTAATGGTCCAGTACATAAGACACTAACTGATACATTAGAATCGTATATGACTAAAACTGGTTTTAAAGGTCATTATAGATTAGAACCCTTAAATAGCTCATTATACGCGATTAACGCCGAAGAAATAGTAATTGAAGCACCAAAAGAAAAATTATTTTCACTTTATGGAGAATACGGACAATAGTTTATTAAACGAAAAGTACAGACCAATAACTTTAGATACGTATGTTGGTAATGCTAAATTGAAATCATCAATTGCTAAGCAGTTAGAAAATAACGACATACAAAATTATCTATTTTATGGACCAGCTGGGACAGGAAAGACAACTCTTGCTAAACTTTGTATTAAAAATCTCGATTGCGATCATCTTTATATTAACGCCTCAGATGAAAGAGGTATTGAGACGATCAGAGATAAAGTACAGGGATTTGCGAGCACGATGTCTTTTAAACCACTTAAAGTGGTCATTCTGGATGAAGCTGATTTTCTTACTATTCAGGCGCAGGCTTCACTCCGTAATATCATCGAAACTTTCTCACGTACGACACGTTTTATTTTAACGTGTAACTATATAGAAAGAATCATTGATCCACTTCAATCAAGATGTCAAGTACTAAAAGTAATTCCCCCAACTAAAAAGGAAGTAGCTATACATTTAGCTGAGATATGCGAAAAGGAGGGCATTAAGTTTGAACCTATTGCCATTGGTAAGGTAGTTAAACAATACTACCCTGATCTAAGGAAAATGCTCAACACAATCCAATCTAGTAGTAAAGACGGTAGTCTAGACTTAGACGATTCATTGTTAGTATCATCCAGCTATTTGGCTACTATCCTCGGGGAATTAATTAAATCAAAACCAAGTTTTGTTGCTATTAGACAAACAATAGCCAATTCTAATGTAGATGATTTTGATGAGTTATTTAAGTTTTTATACGATAATGCTGATGAAATATTACCTAATAAAATAGGTACTATGGCAGTATTAATAAATGATCACCAATATAAAGCTAATTTTAGGATTGACAAAGAAATAAATGCAATGAGTTTAATTAATAATATAATAAATAATAAGTAAAATGGAAAAACCAGTTCAACAACCACAAATTGATTTAAAATCAACAACAGGAATGAAAAATGAAGAAGGCGGAAGCATCTTCAAATCAGGAGTTATTTTAAGAAAAATCTCAAAATTCGTAGCAGGAACCGACAATGATGCTATAATGCCAATTCCAATCTTTTACGACCCAAGTACTAATAAAATATTAGGTGAAGGTTTACCACAAGAATTAAGAGAGGAATTAAAAGACGAAATTGTATAGTGAATAACGTATTCGATTGGTTAAAGCAAATAAATTCCCTTAAACAACCCTCAATCGCATTTAGCGATAAAGATTGGGAAGCATTTAATAGTTATATGATTCACAGGTTTATGTCTATGAATAAAGAGTATATTGAGGTGGTAAATTACGTACAAGAAATGCCACCTCAAGAGAAAAGGATGATATATAATATATATAGAGAATTTATACCTAGAAACAACCAATGGAATAAATACATTAAATCCAGTAATAAACAACCAAATAAGGAATTATTAGAATGTTTAGCTAATTATTGGGAATGTTCACAAACAGAAGCAAAACAGTACATAACTTTGTTGGATACCGCACAAATCAAGCGTATATTAACGGATAGAGGGTTAGAGAAAAAAGAAATCACTAAAATATTAAAATGAAACAATTAGTAAACATGTTACGTACATCTGCACAAGCAGATAAAGCAAAAGCCATGTTATCCTTAGAATTACTAGGTGATAGAGCAGTTGGTATTGGAGACCATTCAACCGGAGACTTTTATAAAAATGCTGAAGAAGCACTTATAATGCTAGTTGATGCGGATGATAGATTAGGAGCATTAGATAAATACTTTGATTCTAAAGGACAAATCAATGGGTAGTTCAGTAAGCAGATGGTCAGAAACTAATAATACAACATCATCAATTCCAATAAATACAAATATGAGCGATAGAGAAATTATGAATGCTAAAGGAGGTTTACGAACACCAAAATCACAATCAAGTGCTGTAAAAATATTTGAGCAGGAATATCCTGATTTATCAAATGAATTTATTAAAATACAAGATGAAATGTATGAAATGTTTGCTCGCAAACATATGGATTATGGTTTAAATAACATTACATTAGGAGGAGATATACTTAACAGTAAAGAGGATAAAAAATTCTCATTAACTGGGTTATGTATTAGACTTACAGATAAAATCTCTCGTTTAAAAAATCTATTGATTAATGGTCGATCCTTTGTTCAAGGTGAAGGTATGGAAGATACATTTATTGACATTGCCAATTATGGAATAATCGGTCTTTTAGTAGGTCGCGATAAATGGAAAAAATAGTTTGGCTAAGAAAATTCCTAATATTGTAAAGGAGATTAGAAATAACCCTCCACCACCCCTAAATTATGCGTATCAGAAAAATGTTTCTTTTTCGCAAATGAATATATTTAGAGGGTGTCCTCATAGATGGAAATTACAATATAAGGATAAAATCAAACGTTTTACTTCATCCATCCATACAGTATTTGGAACCGCGGTACATGAAGCTATGCAACATTATTTAGATGTAGCTTACGAAAAATCATTTGCGGCCGCAGATAGGGAAATTGATATGGAAGATTACTTCCAAAATGCCTATATCTCTGAATACCAAAAACAATATAAATCAAATAAAAACTCCCATTTCTCAGACGCCCTAGAAATGAGGGAATTCTTTGAAGATGGAGTAGCAATATTAGAATGGTTTAAGAAAAAACGTAGTGCGTATTTTAATAAAAAAAGTACATATTTAGTTGGTTGTGAAATACCTATTATAATTGCGCCAAATAAGGCGTTAAATAACGTGTTATACATGGGGTATTTAGATGTTGTCACATACTGCGAGACAACAGATACATTCAAAATAATCGACATAAAAACCAGTACTAGTGGTTGGAATGATTATGCTAAAAAAGATGAAGATAAACAGTATCAATTATTATTATACAAACAATACTTCTCAGAACAGTATAATGTTCCATTAGACAAAATAGAAATTGAATTCTTTATACTAAAAAGAAAGGTATTAGATATAGATGATGAAAAATGTTTTTCACCATTTCAAGCTAAGAGGGTTCAACAATTTACACCACCAAGTGGTAAAATAAAATTAAGTAGAGCTAAAACAGCAATTAACGACTTTATATCAGAGTGTTTTAATTCTATGGGTAAAATAAAAGATAAAGAATATCTTGCAACACCATCTAAATGGACTTGTACTTTCTGCCCTTACAAAACAGAAAAAGAACTATGTGATAAAGGTATAGTTTATTGATATTCTGATATATGTATAATTAAACGTTATTAAAAAATAAAAATTATGGCTAATAAAGCAAAAATGACACTAACGAGTGTTAAAGTTCAAAGCAATCTATTTGAGGATTTTAAAGTTGAGTGTGTAAGGCGAAAATTCTCATTCCAAAAACTTGCCGATCGATCTATCTTTTTGTATCTTACAGACGAAGATTTTAGAAAAAAAATCAATAATCAAACCAATATTGAACTATAAATAAGAATCGAATGAATAAAAGTTTTAAACACCTTCCTCCTAATGAGAGAAAGAAAATACTATTAATTTGTGATGACATCAGAGTTCACTCAGGGGTTGCTACAGTTGCAAAAGAAATAGTTATACATACAGCCCACCATTTTAATTGGGTAAATGTAGGTGGGGCTATTAAGCACCCTGAAAAAGGTAAGCGACTAGATTTAAGTGCTGACACACGAAAAGTTTCAGGAGTTGAAGATGCTAATGTTTTTATGTATTGTGTAGATGGGTATGGTACCAGCCAGGAAATCCATAACATTATCAACATGGAAAAACCAGATGCTGTCATGTTATTTACAGATCCAAGGTATTTCATGCACATATTTAATATGGAAGACCAAATTAGAAAAATATGTCCAATAGCATATTTAAACATTTGGGATGACTATCCTGCACCTAAATACAATCAACCCTTTTATGAGGCATGTGATTTGTTAATGGGTATTTCTAAACAAACCGTTAATATTAATAAACTAGTATTAGAGGATTGTGATAACGAAAATCGAGTATTTAAATATATCCCTCATGGTTTAGACCATACTCATTACTTCCCAATTACTGAAGGTCATGAGCAATATAAAGCTTTTACTAAATTTAGAGATGAAAATGTATTCAAAAATAAAGAAGTAGACTTTTGTATGTTCTTTAATTCGAGAAACATTCGAAGAAAAGCTATTCCTGACACTATGATGGCCTTTAGAGTTTTCTTAGACAGTTTACCTTTAGAAAAAGCACTAAAATGTAGATTTGTTTTACACACTGAAATAACTACAGATCATGGTACAGATTTAATGGCAGTAAAAGAATACTTATTTGATGAAAAGTACAACGACTGTATTATATTCTCTACCAATAAATTAGACAGAACACACTTAAATTACTTATATAACCTAGGTGATATTCAAGTACTATGTACTTCAAATGAAGGATGGGGATTAACATTAACAGAAGCAATGCTATCAGGAACCCCAATTATTGCTAATACTACAGGTGGGATGCAAGATCAAATGAGGTTTGTAGATGAAAATGGAAAATGGTTTACCCCAAGTGCTGATGTGCCTTCTAACCACAGAGGTACTTATAAAGAACATGGTGAGTGGGCATTTCCTGTTTATCCAACATCAAGATCAATACAAGGTTCACCTATGACACCTTACATCTATGATGATAGGGCTTCATTTGAAGATATAACTAAAAGAATAGAAGAAGCATACAATTTAGACAAATCAGAACTGAAAGCTAAAGGTTTAAAAGGTAGAGAATGGTGTTTAAGTGATGAAGCTGGGTTTACAGCTCAAAAACAAGGAGAAAGGGTAATTGATGCCTTCGATGAATTGTTTGAAACATGGAAACCAAGAGCAGATTTTGAATTAATCAACGCCACAGAACAAAAAGGAAAATATTTAAACCATAAAATAATTTATTAATGAGCAAACCAAGTTTTACAATAAGCTGCCCAATCGACACTTATAGTGGGTATGGAGCACGTTCTAGAGATATAGTTAAATCTATTATTGAATTAGGTAAATATGATGTTAAAATCCTAGCTCAAAGGTGGGGTGACACCCCCGGAGGATTTTTAAATGATCACCCTGAATGGGCGTATTTGGCACAACATTTAATCCCAAACATTACATCTAAACCCGACATTTGGATGCAGATTACAATTCCAAGTGAATTCCAAATTGTAGGTAAATATAATATTGGCTGTACCGCGGGTATTGAAAATACAGGTTGTGATGTAACCTGGATTGAGGGTTTAAATAGAATGGATACTAATTGGGTTTCATCCCAACATAGTAAAAAGGTATTTACAGATATCACATTTGAAAAAAGAAATAAACAGAATGTTATTGAGGGTTCAACTAAGTTAATAAAACCTATACACGTAGTATTCGAAGGTGTTAATTTAGATTTATATAAACATTTACCTAACTCCGAAATAACACTTGACTTAGAAGGTGTTAAAGAAGGATTCAATTTTCTATTTGTAGGACATTGGATGCAAGGAGATATGGGACATGATAGAAAGAATGTTGGGTTAATGGTAAGATATTTTATTGAACTTTATAAAAATAAAAATTCTTCACCTGGATTAATTTTAAAAGCATCTTCAGGCAGAAATAGTTATTACGGGAGGGAAACATTACTTACTAAAATTAAAAAAATTAAAGCAACATTTCCTAATGATACGAAATTTCCAAATATTTATTTATTAAATGGTAATTTGTCTGATGTCCAAATGAACGAATTATATAACCACCCTAAAGTAAAGGCAATGGTTAGTATGACTAAAGGAGAAGGATATGGTAGGCCATTAGCTGAATTCGGTTTAAGTAAAAAACCAATTATAGCTTCAGGATGGTCTGGTCAGTTAGATTTCCTACACCCCTTATACACAACATTACTACCAGGTAATTTAGAAAATGTGCATGATTCTGCTGCCAACCAATGGTTAAAAAAAGAATTCCAATGGTTCCAAGCTAGTGAGAAACATTTTAAAAATGCTTTAAAATCAGTACATCAAAAGTATAAACAGTTTGTAACACCTGCTAAACAACAAGGTCATCACATAAAAACTGAATTTAGTTATAATGCTATGAAAGAATTAGTAGGTAAGATTTTAGATGAAAACATACCAGAATTTCCAAAAGAAATGAAATTAACGTTGCCAACCATGGAAACACCAAAATTATAAAATATGCAATACGATGAAATTATAGATTGTCCCCGATCAGGAGGAGACTTATGTTATAAAATGGAGGTAACTCCTGAAGTTACTAACTATTATAGTTTATCTTGCGGGTTTTGGACTAACAGTTTAATGAAAGTTGGAGAAGATTTTTATACTCAACAAATGGAGGCGTTGCCTGAATTATACAAAGATTTAGCTTGGTTGGATGAAAAAACTAAATTAATATGGTTACCTCATTCAATAAATGACGAAAATCAAGGAATGGTTTACGCATCTGGTACTAGTGCTGAAGAATGGCAATGGGCTGCAGTTAAAATGAAACCAGTTGAAGAAGACCCTGATAAACCCACAGACTCTAAAGTAAAATTTAAAGCTGATATGAAAACAATAGCTTATTTTGCTGAGCGTGATTATATGGATGCTCTTTCGTATATTGGACTATTACCAGGATAATATGAAGATAAGCTATGCAATAACCGTATGTAATGAATTAGATGAAATAACTAATTTACTTAATTTATTATTAAAACAAAGACGTAAAGGAGATGAAATTGTTGTTTTATTTGACAAGGGTAATGGTACACCTGAAGTATGGTTACGTTTAGGAGAATTAAGTGAAGGTATAGATTGTACAGTACATTCAGCTACATTTAAAAATCATTTTGCTGATTGGAAAAACCAACTATCCAAACTATGTACAGGTGATTATATTTTTCAAATCGATGCAGATGAAATACCTCATAGGTTTCTGTTAGATAATTTACCTTCAATTTTAGAGAAAAATAATGATCTTGAAGTACTTTTAGTTCCTAGAGTTAATACAGTAGAAGGTCTTACAAAAGAGCATATACAGAAGTGGGGTTGGAATGTTGATAGTAAAAATAGAGTAAACTGGCCTGATTACCAATGGCGCATATGGAAAAATACACCAGATATAAAATGGGTTAATAAAGTACATGAAAAGTTAGACGGGTTTAAAACATATGCTCCTCTTCCGGACAATGAAAGTTATGCTCTATACCATGAAAAGGGTATTAAACGACAAGAAAAACAGAATAACTACTATAATACACTATGAAAACACTAGAAGAAATATACCAAAGTCATAATAACGGAAATAGTGGTGCTGGACATGGAGATAAAGGCACAGTTCATAGTTACATCCCAGAATATGAAAGACTATTTAACCCATTTAGAAATAAAAAAATTAATATACTAGAAATAGGTATTGCTTATGGTGAATCATTAGAATTATGGGATAAATATTTTACTAACGCAAATGTGTTTGGAGCTGATATACATGATATAGAAATATTTAGTGATCAATTTAAACCAGGTGGTTATAAAGATGATGAACGATTTACTATATGGATTTCAGATGCCACCAAACCAGAATTTCTAGACGTAATAGGTGATACTAAATTTGATATTATTATTGATGACGGTTCACACCAATTAAATGATCAAATATCAACATTTGAATTATTAAAAGATAGAATAAATCCTGGTGGTTTGTTTATAATTGAAGATGTAGCTAACATTACAATTGATGCTATTGAATTTGAAGAAAAACATGATAATATCGAAATTTATGATGGTAGAGAATTAAAAGGCCGTTATGACGACGCTTTAATAATATTAAAATTTTAATAAATGATTAGTATAATAATACCAACTTACAGAAACCCAGAATATTTAGACATATGTCTTAAATCAGCAATTGAACAACAACATAATAAAAACGAAATTATTGTTGCTATAGATGGTTTTATAGAAGAAAGTAAAGAAGTACTAGAAAAATATAAAGAAAATATTAATGTTTTAGATCTAGGTAAAAACCAAGGTATGCAGACGGCACTTAATTATGGTGTAATGAATGCTACTAATGAAAAAATATTTATTGTAAACGATGATAATGTTTTCTGTAAAGACTTTGATTTAGAAATTGAAGAATATTTACAAGAAAAACACGTATTAACTCTAAACCAAATCGAACCTACAGGCCCTGGTATATTTAAATTCCCTGTTAAAGATTTAGGGCGTAATCCAAAGGATTTTAAATACGATGAATTTATTGAATACGAACAATCAATTAGAAAAAATGAATTAAGTTTAGATGGTGGTATATTTCCATTTGCAATGTATAAAAAATATTATATGGCAGTAGGTGGATTTGATGTAATGTATAAATCCCCATTTATATGTGATTGGGATTTTTTCCTTAAACTAGATTTAATTGGATTAGGGTTTACAAGAACACATAATGCCCATTTATATCATTTTGGAAGTTCAGCTACAAAAAATGGAAACGAAGGTGAAAAGTTTAAAGCAACTGAAGAACCAGCAGCACAAGTATTTATGTATAAATGGGGCATTCCACCTCAATTATTTTTAAATCATAGTCATAATCCTAAAAATGGTTTAGTTATAAAGGGTATAAAATTTAATTAATGAGAATAATCTATAGAATATCAGATACTGGTTATAGTAAAGTAAAACCTGATTATATCAACAATGAAAAGTGTTTAGCAAATGCTGCTAAAGAATTTGACGATTCTATTTGGAGTGTTATAGCAGACAACGTATCATCATATACTAATGATATGATTCAAAAGTATTTAACACGTAATTGTATCTTATATGTTGAGAAAGGTAATGGAGCGGCAACATTTAATTTGGCGTTAGATGAAGCTTTAACATATGACGATGATGAAATTGTTTATTTTTTAGAAAATGATTATCTTCACAAACCCGGCTCTCAAAAAATAATCCAAGAAGCGTTTGAATTAGGGGCATCATTTGTGTCATTATATGACCACCCAGATAAGTATATTGGACCAGAACAAGGTGGTAACCCATACTGTAAAGGTGGTGCTGAAGATACTAGGGTATACAAAACAGATTCCATACATTGGAAGATAACAAACAGTACAACTATGACATTTGCTGCCAAAGTTAGTACATTAAAAGAAAATGAAGACATACTTAGAAAACATACATCAGGAACACATCCAAATGATTTTCAAATGTTTTTAGAATTACGAGAACAAAATAAATTATTAATAACACCGATACCAGGTTATGCAACTCATGGAGAAACAGCTTGGTTATCACCTTTAACAGATTGGAGTAAAATATGAAAAAAAATATATTAATAACAGGTGTAGCGGGTTTATTAGGTAGTAGATTAGCTGATTGGATAATTGAAAATAAAGGAGATGAATATCAAGTAATTGGTGTTGATGATTTAAGTGGAGGGTTCAAAGAAAATGTGAATCCCGAAGTTAAATTTTGGCAAATGGATTTAGTTAACCACCCAATTGAGAATATATTTGAATTTCATAAAATCGATTATGTATACCATTTTGCTGCTTATGCTGCTGAGGGATTATCGCCTTTTATACGTTCGTACAACTATGATAACAATTTAAAAGCCACGGCCCGCATAGTCAATGAATGCATAAAGAACGACGTTAAAAGATTGGTATTTACGTCAACATTAGCAGTATATGGTCATGGTGAAGGTGGAATATTTGATGAAGATCAACAACAAGCTCCAATTGATCCTTATGGTGTCGCGAAATATGCTTGTGAAATGGATATTCAAATAGCAGCTGAACAACATGGTTTAGATTATTGTATTATTCGACCACATAATGTTTATGGTATTAATCAGAATATTTGGGATAAGTATAGAAATGTATTAGGCATTTGGATGTATCAGTATTTGAATGGGCAACCAATGACAATATTTGGAGACGGTGAACAAACACGAGCATTTAGTTATATAGATGACTCATTAGAGCCATTTTGGAATGCTGCTATAAAACCTAAAGCTAGTAAAGAAATAATTAATTTAGGGGGTATTGATGAATATTCAATTAAAGAAGCAGCTGAAGTGTTAAAAGAAGTAATGGGTGCTGAAGAAGTTGTATATTTAGAAGGTAGACACGAAGTAAAACATTCTATCCCAACTTACCAAAAATCCATTGATATATTAGGTTTTGAACATAAAACTTCATTAAAAGAGGGCTTAACTGAAATGTGGGAATGGGCTAAAAAACAACCTATGAGAGATAGATTTGTATGGCCTAGCTATGAATTAGAAAAAGGCATTTACTCGTTTTGGAAAAATTAGAATTTATAGTTCCTACTTTCAAAGATGATATCCAATTAATGGGTCTAATCTACTCATTAATAGCTCAAAGTAATAATAACTGGACAGCCCACATAATATCAGATGGTGAATATGAGGGGTTTAATGAAGTTGTAGAACATTTTTGTTTAAATAATCAAATTAAGTTTTCAACAATTAAAGGTCCAAATAATGATTGGGGACATACAGCTAGAAACTATGGTTTAAAACACTCCAGTGAAGAATGGGTTGTAATGACAGGAGCAGATAATTATTATATGCCTGATTTTGTAGATGAATTCCTAAAAATACCTGAAATTGATGGAGATTATAACTTCATATATTGTAATATGGTTCATAATGAAGCTCACTACAAACATTATCAAGTATTAGAAACTCAATTGAGGGTAAATGAAATTGATATGGGATGTTTTGCTACAAGGTCTAAATATTCAAAACAAATAAAATTAGATACAAAAAGCTATCAAGCAGACTGGCGTTTCGTAGAAAACTATCGTATATTATACCCAAGCAAGGTTAACCACATAAAAAAAGTATTATATGTCCACAATTAAAGTCCCAGACGAATTAACTTTACCTGTGATACAATGGGTAAGAAAAATATCACATAGGAAAAGATACTTAAAACAATCACCCCCTGAACACGTTGGTAAAGTAATTGGGGCTAGGTTTATAAATAAAAAGGATTTCCCGCTTTATAAAGAATTAAAGGCAATAGACCATTATATTTTAAAAGCTTTTGGTTATAAGAAAAATACACCTATTTGTAAAAAAGATGGTTGGTTTTTATCCTATTCTGAAGACGGACATATAGTTCATACTCATAAAGACAAAAATCCTGATAATGAAAATTATATTGTTAGGTTTAATGTTATAGTTTCAAAACCAGAAGTTGGAGGTAATCCCATTATAGATGGTAATGAAATTGAAGTTGAGGAAAACGAAGTATGGGTTTGTAAGGCAGGAGAAGATTTTCACAGCACAACTGAAGTAAAAGGTCAATTCCCAAGGGTTATGATAAGTTTTGGACATTATATAAATAAAGAATTGATATGAGTATAGGAATTATAGGACAGGGTTTTGTTGGCAACGCAGTTTTTCAAAAGTTTAAAAAATATTATGACATAAAAGCATATGATTTAAAAGCTATGTTATCAAATGCAACTGAACAGGAAGTATTAGATAATGATGTTGTATTTATTTGTTTACCAACACCAATGAATAAAGATGGTAGTTGCTATATAGATATAGTTGAGGCCGCTATTAAACGTGTATTTGAATTTGGAGTTGCTACGACAGTAGTTATTAAATCGACTGTACCCCCAGGTACTACATCTAAATGGAATAAACAATTCCCATCACTTGATATTGTATTCAACCCTGAATTTTTAACTGAAGCAAATGCCGTAAGTGATTATGAAAACCAAACACGTATTATATTGGGTGGGCCTAGAAAATCAACCACTAAATTAAAACCTATATTTGCTAAAGTATTTCCAAAGGCATCAATTATTAAAACTGCTTCAACATATGCTGAAATGGTTAAGTACGTTACCAACTCGTTTTTAGCAACTAAAGTATCATTTGCAAATGAAATGTATCAAATATGTGAGGGATTAGATGTTGATTACGATAAAGTAATAGAATATGCTACGTATGATGAACGGTTAGGTAAATCTCATTGGGCAGTACCAGGACCAGATGGTGATTTTGGGTATGGAGGTCATTGTTTTCCTAAAGATGTAAATGCATTAATCGAAGTAGCTATTGCTAATAAAGTATTCCCACTTATGTTAGTAGCAACTGATGAAAAAAATGGTCAAGTTAGACAAAATAAAGACTGGGAAAAAATGAAAGGTAGAGCAATAATATAAAACTATGGCATCAATATACACAATAGAAAATTTTTATACAGACCCTGATTATGTAAGGCAAGAGGCATTAAACATGGAATGGTTTGATAAAAAAGGTAACCATCCTGGCAAACGTACAAATCCTATAAAGGACATATCAGTCAAAAATAAGATTGAAACTGAAATAAATAGAACTATCATTGATTGGGATGCTGATTGGAACACTTATAGTGGTGTTTTTAATCTTTGTACTCAACAAGATAGATGTTGGATACATTCAGATTGGGGTACAACTTGGGCATGTGTAATATACTTAACCCCAGACGCACCATTATCATCAGGTACTGGGTTATATAAACATAATAAAACAGGATTCCGTTCACCACCAAAAGATAAAGCATTTGCTGATGAAATAGCTAAAGATGGTTTAGATTTTACTGCATGGGAAGTAACTGACGTTATAGGCAATGTATATAACAGAGCAGTTGTGTATGAAGGGCATTATTATCATTCTGCGGTACAATACTTTGGGCACTCACCCGAATATTGTAGACTACATCAAACATTTTTCTTTTCTACTAAGGAAGACTCTTAAAGACCCCCGCGTAAAAATTAGGCTACCGCATAGATAGTTCGTATATTTACGGTATAATAATAATAATAAAAATAAAGGTTATGTCAAACGAAACGCAATTAGATTTATTTGAAGGAAAAATTTTAACAACTGATCAAAAACTAGAAATTCAACAATATATTTCTAGATGTGATAAAGAAGTTCTTAGAAAACAAAACGAGAATAGAGAAATCATGTTATTACTTGATGAAGCTGGTTTTAGACAGGGTATTGATTATGTAAATGATTTTGGAGTAGATGTAAAAACTTATGAGCATGAGTTTGGTTATTGTTACAACAATACTGAATGGGTTGCTGAAGTTGAAGTAATGAGAAGTAGTGGTGGGTGTCAAATTTTATTTGATTCATTTCGAAATGGTAAAATTGAAATGGGTAAAAGTTATGTTAGTAGAGAAGGTGATAAATTACAATGTACTAGTATTACTTCACAATATAGATATTATAAGCCAAGTTCATTATTAGCTAAACTTAAAGAACATAATAATTTCTCATTAAGACAATTAGAAGCTACTAATAAAAAACAAAGTATACTAGAATACACAGTTGAGAAATATACAAAATTATTTCCTAATGCTGAAGTTAAAGTAGGTCGTGATTATGATAGAAATAGAAACAATTTTAATGAATTTTCCACAATAATAATTAATTTCACATCAGGTAGTTATGTTATTTATAGATTAGGTTATAATAATGATGGAGAATATTTACATAAAAAGTTTGATAATGTAGTTGATACATTAAAAGGAATGGATTTATTAAATCACTTTAACAATCAATAATATGAAAGATAGAATAGAAATAGATGGAGTATGGTACACTAGAGAAGATAATACAACTCCCGAAGTAATCCCTCAACTAGAACCCTCCATATCATATGAAGGTTTAGTATTTGAATCCGATCTTTATTGTTTTGAAGTCACTAGATTAAGAGATGACACAGGTAACTTTTATGATAAACAATGTGATATTCAATTTACTGATAAAAAATTAGATATAGACAACTCAGAACATTGGGATAGTGTAGATTGGATGTGTGGTATTTTAGAAAATGAAGTGGAAGCAATTGATGAGGCAATGGAATCATTGTGTTCTCAAGGATTAATTGAATTAAAAGAAGTATTAAAAGAATTAGCTGAAAAGGGGTGGATATGAGTTGGAATCATAGAGTAATGAAACACGAAAAGGCAGATGGAGATGATGATTGGTATCAAATTCATGAAGTTCACTATAACAGTAAACGGAAACCAGAGAGTTGGACTGTAGAAGGTATTGCCCCTGGAGGTAATACGCTTGAGGATTTAAGAGATGAATTAATTAGGATGTTAGAAGCAACAGAAAAAAATATATTAAATTATGAAATTAAAAATGATCAAATGTAACTCATGTGAAGGTGATATGCCTGAACTAAGATTAACAACATACAGTTATGACTTCTGCGTTAAATGTTCAGAAAGTGGAAACAAGGTTAAAGCTAAACATGGTGTTAATATTATGATGGGTGAAGGAGACCATACATGGGTTGAAACTGTGATTATGGATGAAGACCAATATAACAACTACCAGAAATCATATAATTCAAATAAACCAGAACCAACGTTAATTGAATTTGGGATAGAAGTAAATGGCAAATAAGAAGAAATTTTTAAGTAAGGAACAAATAGTAGCGGCACAGGGTAAAACACTATCCAATATGGCTGCCGCTAGGTACCTTCATGTTTCATATCAACATTATAAGAAATACGCTAAAATGTATACCTTATTTGAGGACCATAAAAACCAATCAGGTAAGGGTATACCTAAGTATTTAAAAGGCCCTAAAAAAATGCCTCATATGAAGGAGATAATTGAAGGTAGGATAGCAGCCTCCTCATTTAATCCAAACAAGCTTAAATACGCTTTAATAGAACAAGGGTATATAGCAGAGGAATGTGTTTCGTGTAAATTTAAAGAAAGACGAGTATTAGATTATAAAATACCTTTATTATTACATTTTAAAGATAAAAACAGTAACAACTATAGTTTAGACAATGTTCAATTATTATGTTATAACCATTATTTTCTACAAGTAGGAGACATATTTAATAAACAAGATGTTAAACAACTTGAGTCACAACAAGAACATTATGGTACAAGTGAAACTATTGAATTTGAAGTTGATGATTACCACTTACAACGTTTAAAAGAGTTAGGTTTAGATGGTGAAGATGATGATGTTGATCAATATATAAGCAGAATATAAATGAAAAATAAAAAACATCATAAGATTACTAAGGACTATAATAAGCAAAAAAGTAAGCATCTGGAAAAGTTAACAAATAAAATGCTTAAAAATGATGAAAAAGCTCAACAATTAAAATCAAAACCAATTAAGGGTGATTTTTTAAAAAACTTTTAACATGAAAAAATTAGATAGTATATCGTTAGTATTATTATTTTCAATTATATTATTCTCAACAGTGGCCTTTACAACTATTGTTAGAGCCAAAGCACAACCCATTATTCAACTTAAACCCAAACCTATAGTTGAAATGCAAGTTAAAATAACAGCACCTGAACTTGTAATAATGTCAACCTCACATGAGCAGTTTTTAAATGCAATGGGGCATAGAGAATCAACTAATAATTATACAGTTGTTAATAAATTTGGTTATATGGGTAGATACCAATTTGGTCAATCAACACTTAAAGGGTTAGGTATTAAGGCATCAACAGAAGAATTTATTAATAATCCAGCTTTACAAGAATATGCGATGCAAGAATTATTAGTACATAATAAAAAAAAATTAAAGCGATATATTAAAAAATATGAAGGTCAAATTGTTCATGGTGTATTCATAACTGAGTCAGGGATATTAGCTGCTGCCCATATAGGTGGTGCTGGTAATGTTCGTAGATTTTTTAGGAATGGGTATGAATTTAAAGATGGTTTTGGAACCAAAATGACCTCGTATATGAAGTTATTTGGGGGGTATAATTTAAATGTTTAATTATATATTTATGTCAAAAATGCAATGGCAAAATTATTACAATTAAGTAATTATACACATAAGTCTAAAACAAAAAGACCAGGGATACATTCAAAGAATGCTTCAAAAGGACAAAATGGATATAAAAAAACTTATAAAGGGCAAGGTAGATAAATTCAATAAACAAGGTTACATCCATTTAAAAAATGTAATTAAACCTCCCTTATTGTCTCATACCCGCTATCAATCTATAGCATTAGCTAAACATTATAGACAATTTGAGGGCCAACCTAGAGATAATGGTACAGGTATATTTTGGAAAGGGTTAGAAATGGCTTCAACATTACAACCTATGTTATTTGAATCATATACTCATAAAGATATGTTTCATATTGCCCAAGCGTTTTTAGGGGTGGATGAACCTTATTTATACAATGATCAAGTAGTAGTTAAATTCCCACTTGATGAATTTACATTTGAACCGCATTATGACAATGAATACGGTCCTAATAAAGAGGGAGCATTAAAAGGTGAGTTTAAAACAATAAATTGCTGTCAAATATTAACAAATATGCCCATTAAAAGCGGTCCATTACGTTGTTATAACAATGAAACACAACAATATGATGTATTACCCGCTAAAGCTGGAGACATCGTTGTAATCGACGGTAACACATTACATTCTTCTACACATAATCTATCAGATAAAGTAAGAGCACTATATGCTTGTGTTTATTCTTCACACCCCATAGGTGACCACATGCAGGGATTCTATAACGAAAAATTTAAGACTCCCGCGTAAAAATTAGGCTACCGCAGTAATATTTCGTATATTCACGGTGTAATAATAAAAATAAAGGTTATGAGTGAAAATAAAAGATATGTTGTACAAATGGAAATGTACGTTTATGCTGACAACGATTATATGGCTAAAAAACGTGCTAACGATTTAAGATTATCAATTGGTAATAGAAGACATTCCCAAGATGTAGTAGTTAAAGAAATAGGTGAACAACCATTTGCTTCAACTTATTATAGAAAATTTGACGATCCATCCTTTACACCTAAAGATACGTCTAACGATCCTTTACCATTTTAATATGAAAGCAGGAGATTGGATAACATATGATAATAAACGTAAAAAATGTTTTGGAATACATTTTAATGGTAATATCTTAATAAAGATGAATGGTACTTTAGTACAAGTACCACATAAAAAAACAAGGTTATGGCAAAACGCGAATATAGAGGTTGCGAATTAGAATCTCCACTGTATAGACAAGTAGCAGCTGAAATGGCTGGTAAACCTCTAATAATCGAATCAAAAACAAAACGAGGTAAGCGCAGTAAAATTAGGCTACCGCAGTAATAGTTCGTATATTTATGTGTTCGAATGGTTCGAGCGATTAATTAATTAAAAAATAAAGGTTATATGTTTTATCAAATCACAAATGTTAAGTTAAAAAGAAACAATCAAATTAGAGTTGCATCAATGGGTGCTCTTGTTAAAGCGATTAAAAAAGAAGGTTGGTCAATTGGTGATTGTAAGGTTACTGAAATGGCTAAAGAGTTAGTTAATGCTAAATATAAATCGCCAGATGGTAGAATGGCAACTAACCAACATTAATATGAGTAGAGGTAGACCAAAAGAACAAGAAGCAATAGTATGGCAAAAATACACTCAAGAAATGCTTGAGGTACCATCAAAACCCGAATTAGGTGGAAGATCAGTTTGGCACTATGATAGAAGTAAATTTGATCGTGGTCCGTATAAAACTGAACATTGGGAAGCTAAAGGTTATAAACAACCTAAACCACAAATTGATCAACGTTTATATGAAAAAAATAGCCCAACTGTAATAATATTTGCTACATCTAACCGTTCAAATGCTAAGGTAAAAATGAAGATAATTAATAAAAATATTGATTATGTTATCACAGCTAAGAAAATACCAGGTATACCAGAAAAAGCAGAATGGCTTGAATTGGGAGTTGGTGTGTCCTTTATTGCTAAGTGGAAAAAGAAGTATAATTTGAAGTAAATTTATATATTTATAATAAACATTTAAAGAACAATTATTATGGTGATAGTATGTATTATTTTAACTTTATTAGTGATAGCAGGTGCTATTTATTATTTTGAGTTTTATAAAAAAGGTAAAATCAATGACAGAGATGGAGATTATATTCCTGATGAAATAGAGGATACAATTGAAGATATTAAGGAGCATGCTAAGGAAGTTAAACGTAGAGCTAAAAACGTTGGAGAAGAATTAAAAGATGTAGTCGTAGCAGCTAAAGAGTTAGGTAACCAATTAGGTGATGTAGCTAAGGCAGCAAAAGGTAAAAAAAGACAAGGTCGTAAATCTAAAAAATAAAAAATGAGTAAATACAATTTAGAAGAAATTCACATAAGCAATGTTAAAGAAAATATGTCAGCAGATGACCAAGCCAGATTTGATAATCTAACTAAAGATGATCAATTAAAACTTGAAAAAATATTTTCAATGATGAAAGCTGAAAAAGATGCTAAAAAATCAACAAACGAAGATTTTGATAGTGTAGTAGACAAAATTAAAGATTCAGGTAAATCAGAAGAGGATGCTAAAAAAATTGCGGGTGCAATTAATGCTAAATATGTAGGTAATTATAGAGAAGGTGTTGAAGAAAGTGATGCTGCAGATTATACAGAAGAAATAGCTGAAGAAAATGATGAAGATAAATTGCCAATGGATGAAGATAAATACGATGACATCGTAGATGCAGATAGTGATATCCCTGCTGATAAGAAAAAGGCAGCAGCCTTAGCTTACAGAAAAGTAGATAAAGGTGATTCATATGAAAAGGCAACATCACATATTAAAGAAGTAAGAGTTGATAGTGAGGTAGCTGAACGTATTGAAGGTTTGTTAAATCGAGATTTAAAAAGAAAATTTTTATTTGCGTTTGAAGACTTATATAGTGACTTAATTGAAGAAGATCCATTTCATGCTGAAGATGTAATTAACCATTTAAATAATGAAATGTACAAGCAACTTCAAAGTTATCAAGATACAGGTGATAAATTTGCTGGTATGGAAGAAGGAGCAATGCAACCCGGTGAAGGTGATCTAGAATCAGGTGAAACAGGTAACATGGATGCTTTAGATGAAGCTGAACCAATAGGTTTATCACCAGGTAAAAGTGAAAAAGGAGCTGATGGTAAGATGCATAATGTTAAAGCTTCAAATTCAGAAAGAAAAATGGCAATGAGAAGAGTCATTGATGCTTTAACTACTAAAGGTGATGAAAAAGGATTTAAAATAAGTAATGATCAAGCTTTAGAATTCATAAGAACACATAAAGACGATATATTTTCAGGAGACATAGATACAGAAGATGTTGAAGACATTTGGATGAACTATAATGAATATGAATCAATTAATACCGATTCATTAGGTGAAGCAACATTAAAAGAACACTTTGGCCGTTTTATGAAAGATTATCAATAAAATAAACAGTACTTACTACGCTACCCATTTGAATAGCGTCCCAGAGTAAGTCTTTTAAAGATAAGTGCGGTTCCATTAGGATACCGCACTTTTTTTTCGTATATTCACGGTGTAATAATAAAAATAAAGGTTATGCCCATAGTAGAATTTTCAAATTACAACAAACATGGTAATATTCGTACTCGTAGATTTTGGCAAGAAAAAAGTAATTTAAGTATCAATCCTAGCGGATTTGGTCCTTCAATATTCTTTAGACTTTTCAAATACGACCACACTAATAGAATATCTCCATCATTACTTACCTTATCTGGTAAAACATACATAATGCCAGGCTGGCAAGAAGTATTACCTCAAACTCGATTAAGTGATATTAATTGGATTAAGCCAAAACCAAAGAAAATAGTTAAACAAAAACCAATAATCGAAACTAATATTAGTGGAAGTGGTTTAGGTGAATACACAACTAAATATTATCCTGAAAGTGGTAAATTTCATTGTTCATGTCCTGGATATTGGAGGTCAAGTGGTAATTGTAAGCATGTAAAGGTAATGCGCACAAAATTTGGAGACGCGAAGTAGGGTTCGTATATTCACGTGAATGATAAAAACAAAGGTTATGATAGAATTAACGAATTTTATAGATGCAATGCGTGCTACGAGTAGTGCCACTGAAAAAATACAAATTATTAAAGATGCTGATAGGCATATTCATACTATGTTAGAATATGTTTACAACCCATTTAAACAATATCATGTTACTAGTAAAACGTGTATTAAAAATAAAGATAAGATTACTAAAAGTAATTATAGTTTATTTGAGTTACTAGATAAATTAACTAATAGGGAAGTAACGGGACATGAAGCTATAGGTTTAATAAATGGTCTAGCTGATGGTCAATTTAATCCTTATATCTACAAAATGATAGATAAAGATTTAGGCATCAGAGCTGGTGATTCAATAATTAATAAAGCAGTACCTGGATTAATCCCTACATTTAAAGTTGCATTAGCAAAAGAATATGATGATAAATGTGATTGGAATGATGGGTGGTATGCTTCAAGAAAATTAGATGGTGTTAGATGTTTAGCCGTTGTTAATTATGAAGGTGAATGTACACTTTATTCTAGAATGGGTAAAGAATTAACTACATTAAACAAAGTAAAAGAAGCGATTGAAGCATCAGGTATTATTAATACTGTATTTGATGGTGAAATTTGTTTAGTTGATGAGAATGGTGATGAAGATTTTCAAGGTATAATGAAACAGCTAAGACGTAAAGACCATCAAATCGAAAACCCGGCTTATATGATATTTGATATGCTTCATAAACCCAATTTTGATGCTCATAAAGGTGGTCCTATATTAAGTCAAAGATTAGGAGCGTTAAGGTCATTTTTAACTGGTAGATATATTACTGATAATACATTACGTTATACAGAACAATTCCAAATAACAGATAATGACCATTTTAATTACTGGTCTGAAATGTCCAATCAAGAAGGTTGGGAAGGTGTTATGTTACGTAAAGATGTTACTTATGAAGGTAAACGTACTAAAAATTTACTTAAAGTTAAGAAATTCTTCGATGCTGAATATACAGTAGTTGATTTTGATATTGATGACCATGAAGTAGTTAGAGATGGTAAATCTGTCACACTACAACTACTAGCCCAAGTATACATTGAACATAAAGGACATAGAGTAAAAGTTGGTAGTGGGTTTACTCAAGAACAACGATTACAATATATGGATGGTTCAATTGTAGGTAAAATTATTACAGTACAATATTTTGAGGAAACTAAAAACGACAAAGGTGGTATTAGTTTACGATTCCCAACTATGAAGCACGTACACGGAGATAAAAGAGAAATGTAAAATTTCCACGTAAAAATTAGGATACCGCATAGATAGTTCGTATATTTATGGTATATTAATAATTAAAAACAATAAAGGTTATGTTTAAAACAGATGCAGTAATTGATTTATGGGTTGGTATTAATGGTGGTTTTATTACCGTTGATGAGTATTATGAAATGTTAAATTTATTAAATTAAGGTTATGAAAAAATTTGAAGATATTAAGTGGAAACAACACCAATTAGGTAAAGGATCAATTCAAGGATTATTAATGTTAGATAGTGGTAATGAATTATCTATAGTAGCAGGTCCTGGGATGTACTGTACGCCTAAAGAACAACATAGTTCACCTGATAGTTTTTCATCATTTGAAGTTGCTGTATTTGATAAAGAGGGAGAAATGATGGGTGATCCTACAGGATGGCAAAGTAGAGATAATATTAATACACTAATAAAACTATTAAGTTAATGGTAGAATTAATAGAACAATTATACCAGACAAATCAAATAAGTGAAGAAGTAAGAGATCAATTAATTAACAAACATTATAATAAATAGGTTATGGAAAAAATTAAAAATATTAAAAACGGACAATTACACAGGCACTATGATAAGATTAAAAATTACCTAGCAGAAAAAGAAGGAGATAAAGCCAGAGATTATTGTGATATGGGAATAGCTCATTTAGCATTCTTGAAAGAAGATGGAGCTAGTGGTACAGATGTAATTGAGGGTACTACAATTAATTTATGGTTAGAAAGATTTTGGCAGCAATTAGAAAACAATGGTTTAATGTTATAATAAATAAAGATATGAATAAGTGGTTTGGATTAAGAATTAATTTTAAATGGCCTCATGAAGGTATTTGTTTAGGATTAGCAATAGATTTTTTTGATGAAGAAGAAGACACACCTTGGTGTAGTATATTAGTTAGGTTTTTATTTCTAACAGTAGTTTATGATTTTGGATTTGGAGATGATAATAAAGAAATTTATAACAATCAATGATAATAATTAAAGATTTATTTATAGGCATGGGTATGTTTTTTGTAGCCCACGTGCTTACATTCTACCAACTAAATGGTCAGTTTTTAAAATCAACAGATTGGTTTAAAAATAATGTTGTTATAGTAGCGGCTTGTGGGATGGTATTATCATTTTTTTACATTTGGGGTACTAAATATGCTGTAAGTGGAATGGGGGGTTTGTTATGGCCCGCTCGTTTTATTGGATTTGGGGTTGGAATGATAATTTATGCCATAATGGTTAATTACCATTTTAGTGAAGGCATTAATAATAAAACATGGGTTAGTTTAGCATTAGCCTTCTTATTAATTTGTATACAAGTATTATGGAAAACGAAATAGATTTACATGGGTTTAATCATGATGACGCAGTAATTGCTACTGAGGAATTTATATTAAAATATTCAACAACAACTAATTACTCAACTTGTAGAATAATAACCGGTCAATCTCTTAAATTACAAGATAAAATTATTAGTGAAGTACTAACTAAGCATGGGTTTAAATATTTTATCCCATCTTGGAACACAGGGTGTATTGTAACCTCAGTAACAGAATCAAAATAAACATGGGTAAGAAAAAAATAGTCAAAACATTAAGGTATAAAATACTCAAGGCGTTAGCATATACTAATAAACTAACATCATACCAGAAATTTGCTTCACGTATAGGTTATATGGGGGCAGGTTTTTTAATAGCAGCACAGTGGACATTGGATCCAAGATTGTATGTAATAGGATTTATGTGTGTTATAGTACAAACGTCATCACGTAAACAATGGAATTTAGTAGCTTTAAATCTAAATGGATTAATAGCTTGGTTTACACATTTATTTACAAAACTATGGTAAAAGGGGTTATAGCAGGCAATTTTGATGTAATTCATCCAGGGTATATTGAAATGTTTAAAGAGGCAGCAGCTAATTGTGATTGCTTAGTAGTTTTATTACATACTGATCCTTCTATAGAACGTCCTGAAAAGCTTAAACCTATATTAAGTGTAGAGGAGCGTAAAGCAATGTTACTCTCTCTTATTTATGTTGAGGATGTAGTAAGGTATACGTATGAAGAGCAACTATTATATTTATTAAAATACGGTGAATTTAACATTAGATTTTTAGGCGACGACTATATTGGAAAACCGTTTACTGGTGATAATCTACCAATAAAGATACATTATCTTAATAGAGACCATGGTTGGTCAACAACTAAATATAAACAATTAATATCTCAATCCATATGACTACAAAAGAACAAATTCAATCCCTGAGAGAGCAAATACTTGTTTTAAAAGTACAATCTCAAAAAACAAATACTAAAAAAACAATTCAGAAACTCCAACAGGAATTAGATGGTTTGATACAACGTAAAACAAATGGAGTATAATCTTGTAAGACACGGGAATCAATTATTAGAGATTATTAGGGATTTTAACCCAAGCAATTTTATTACTGATTCTAAAGGTAGGCAAATGAACAAAGAATTACTTGGAATGTGGGTTAACCACTTAGAGGGTGATAGTGTTGTTCAAAAAAATGGTAAAATATTAATATGTCGTCAAGTTGAGGACGCAATAATAGAATAGTTATGAGCGAAGAATCAAAAAGAGAACGTGCTATGGAACAATACCGTCAGTACAGATCAAATCAGGGTAGAAGTGATAGAAAACAACGAAACGCTACAATAGTAGCTTTTGCCTCTATCATTGGAATAATTATAATGCTTAGTATACAATTGATCTATCAAACGTATTTTAAATGATAAGCTACATCATACCTACGTTATGGAAATCTCCTAATATTTTTAAACTAATAAAGGGGTTTGAATCAATAGATGATCCAAATGCTGAATTAATTATTATTAATAATGATATTAAGACAGTTAATTATAAACCTACAGACGGCAGAATCAGAGTTTTTAATATGTCTGAAAACCAGTTTGTAAACCCCTCATGGCAATTAGGAACTCATTATACCACTCAAGAACGAGTATGTATAGTAAATGATGACATAATATTTAATATTAAACGTTTCCATGAATTTGTATTGGCCTCAAATGCTAAAGCAATTTGTATGACTAATTGGAATCGAATAGATAAAGACCAACCCGAATGGGAATTGGTAAGTAACAATTCACCAAATGCTCGACCTGCTGGAGGTGGTCAATTAATGTTAGTTATGAGACACAATTGGCCTGAATTACCTTACAATATGAAATTATGGCATGGTGATGATATCATCTATTATTACAATACACTAATTAAAGAAATTGACTTTTGTTTTATTAGAGGCATGTCAGTAACAGGTGACCAAAGTGTAAGCGTTAACAGCAATATTATACCAAAAAAAATGGGTGAAACATTTACTCAAGATACCTTGGAGTATTATAAGAAGATGCATATATTGGGTCTATCATGTAGTACAATATTCCCTATGGAATTAAAAATGGCCTGGAAATATGATGATATAGATACAAAACTTAAATACGAACAAAAATTAAATAGAATAATCAATGGCTAAAACGTGTGCTTGGTGCTTTAAAAAGACGAACTTACCAGATGTATTTGCTGCGGAAGCTCCATTAATGATATTTATGGAGGAACGTATTGATGAATGGTGTGAAAAGAATGATGTTACAAGAGATGAGTTATGGGGTGCTAATGGTGATTGGACACAACTTGAACTTGACCCTACAATGGAGGCTGAATTATTAGCATATGATGAGTTAGTAGCAGGTGTATCTAAAAAAACCATATGTAAGGAATGTTTAATTGAAGATGATAAAATTTATAAAAAGTTTTATTTAGAATATAATGATGATACTGAATTTACAATAGAATTTAAACCAGAATAATAATTTGATATGAAGATAGACCACGTTTTTATAATTAATTTAAACACACCAAATAGGGATATTGAGAAACGTTTACAGTCAATAAAATGGCCGTATGAAATACCGTTTTATATATTACCAGCTACTAATGGTTGGGAGGCAGTTAATGATAAATCTAAAGCACACCATAATTTTAAACTAGCAGATTGGTGGAAGATAGATATTCAAACATCAGCTAAACATGCCCGCTTTTATACTAGAGAAGTTACACCTGGTGAGGCCGGTTGTATGTTATCTCATTATCAATGTATTTACAACGCCTATCATGATGGGTTAGACAACATATTAATATTTGAGGAAGATTTTTACTCACTTGGTAAATTCCCAACACAAACAGAACTAGATGCAGTACCAGATGACGCTAGTATATTATATTTAGATAGGAGCCAACAATGTGTTGATTGGGACGAAATTAGAGTTAATGATTACGTTACTAATATTGGATATAGTTACAATAACCATGCTTATATTATGACTAGAAAGGGTATGAAGGAAGTACTCGATTCACCTATATTAGATAATATCATTGTTAGTGATGAGTTTTTCCCTGCTATAAATGGTACTAGTGATAGAAAAGATGCTATTAGTGTATTCCACAACCCAGAATTTCAAGCGTACGCATTGAATGGAGGTTATTTTGGACAAACATCTAACCCCGATGTAAATGCACTGACAGAATTTCCACCTGAATACGTTAATTCTTTAAAAACAGAAACTGTAAAAAAGGTAGCTGAAATATTAGATGATAGTGATTGGGAGGCATGGTGTAAAAAATATATTAGCCCACAAATTCTAAATAAAGAATATGATTTAATTATAGACGAACCAGCACCTCATGTTTATGTATTTCCATTTTTTACTAAACGTTTTTGTAAACAATTAATTCAATTAGGCGAACAATTTGATTGGACAACTGATAGACACAAGTTTTATCCTACAACAGATAATTTACTTGAGAAATTAGGTATGGATAAGATTTACAATAAATTAATCAATGAGTTTGTTAGACCATTAGCCATAAATAGATATTGGCTTGAAGGTAAAACATGGGATTATTTAACAGACGAATCATTTATAATCAAATACCCTCATGACCAACAAGCACATCTAAGCTTACACCACGATGCTAGTAGTATAACAACATTAGTAAATTTAAATCCAGGTGATTTTGAAGGTGGTGGAACATATTTTCCCAAATACAAATGTAATGTTAATCCAAAAGATATAGGTGTAATGACATTACATCCAGGTAATATAACTCATAAACATGGTGCTAGACCAGTAACTAAAGGTACAAGATACGTTGTAGTATCATTTATCAAAAATACAGACTTACAATAATAAATAAATAAAAAATGATAATAATAGACAATTTTATTCAGGATCAAGTATTAATAGATGATATTATACATGATAAAAATTTCTTTGGCCCCAATGGAGATTTTATGTGGTGGGATGGTTGGTGGAATAGTTCTGCTAACACTAACAAAAAACGATTAATAGAATATCTATGGAGATACCACTCACCAGATTCATCATATGATATAAGTGGGTTTGAATATTGGACAGGTGTTTACGGTGAAGGTCATCCAAACCAATCACTTGGTAGACATAAAGATAAAGATGAATTACATTGGAAACGAACAGGCGGAGTAGAAGGTGGTGAAATTATAAGACCGGAAATTGGAACAGTATATTACCCAATGTCAACAGAGCATGATGGTGGTTATTTGGAAATTGAAAGGTCAAATGGTGAGGTAGAACGTATTGAACCTAAATTTAACCGTCTAGTTATATTTGATGCGGGTAATGATGCTCATAGTGTTACTAAGGTAACTAATGGAGTGAGATATGCTATAGCAATTAACTTATGGAGGGTAGTACCTGTAGCAGTTCAAGAAGGTTTAATGACAATAGAAAAATAATATTATGAAAATACTGTTTTGGGTTGGGTATGCTAACCCACGTTGGGATAAAGGAGATTGGATAGATAATGGAATGGGTGGTAGCGAATATTGTGTTATCAAACTAGCCGATTATTTAGATGTATATGGAAACGATGTTACTATAACAGGTGATGTTAAGACAGGCAATTGGCATGGTGTAAAATATGTTCACCATAGCGAATTAATTGAACATAGAGGACCGATTTCACCCAATGGTAAACCGAACCCAACAGCGGTGTATGAACACTATGATGTCGTTATAGCAATTAATTATTTAAACGTATTTAAACATTTAGATGACGCATTAATCGATTATGATAAGGCATACTTTTGGATGCATAACGAGGATTTCTATACATGGTATAAAGGAAATAAGTTACACAATTGGGAACAATACTTGACACATCCTAAATTGGAGAAAATAGTTGGTGTATCTAAATATCACGTAGATGAAATATTAAAACCGAGATTCAAAGCTCTTGGCTACACACCATCACAACTTACTACGTATATACATTCGATAGATAATGCTATTGATTTAAATGATTATAAGAATCGATCGTAT